TCTGTAAGTGTGTTACTGAATGACATTATGACCTCCAATGGTCAAATCGGTTTATGGTTTGACGAGTGTTAGAGGTAGTGACCCGTTCTAGGGTCGGCTGACTAACGGCTTCGGTACTTCTGTAATGCAATTTCGTTTTTACGCAAAAGCACGCCAGTAGTAACGGGAACTGTAACACAGGTATTTTTACTGCGCAACTCTGCCACAGTTTCTTCATAAGCAGGGAAGGTCACAACCGAAACATCAAACAACTGCACCTCACGCAACTCCCTTACACTGCGGTCATTGTTCCAGTTATCTTTCACTGTGCGGAAGGCAAAACTCATTTGTGACAGATCGCCACGCTTCATCGCAGACATAATCCGTGCAGCGTCAGGGTTCATCGGGTCAAGTTTGGCTTCCATACGCAAACCACGCTCATCTTCAACCAATGTCATTGTTCCAGATTTTGTCCGTGCCAGTGGTACACCTTCGTGGTCAACAAGCAAACGGACATCTGCACCATCGTTCAAAGTTTTAGAAAATGCGCCACGCTTTACATATTCAATGAATGGCATTGGCTCTGACGGTGAATCCCAAATTGCTGCGTAACCAACAATCGTGTTGCCGTCTGACTCTGCACGCAACTCTAAATTAGAATACGCAATACTGCGCTTCTCATTGATGTCTGTTGCCACCCATTGCATCGTGTCGGTCATAATTTGCCAATCATACTGGTTTACTGAGTTACTTTCAACAGCGTCTAATCTTTCAACAATACCGTAAGCATAATCCATTGTCCTTTGCGCTTCAGTTTTAGTTGAGCCACCACCCCAAAGTAACATCGCTACAAGGCCAGCAGTGATCTCTTCGCCTTCAACCGCATCTAGGTCGCTCATGTGCCGTGCAATCCAAGCACCGATCTTGCGCCACTTTTCTTCTGTAACAACACCTGCAACCATCTTGCGTGCATCTTCAACTGTTTGTGGCTTAAGCCCATCACCGCTTAAACCTTCTTCATGTAACTTCAATCCGCGTTTAGCGTTATCTTGCATAAAGGCAGGTGGGTCAAGATTTACAGCCCTGTATTCCTCATCGTCTTTCATTTCACTGATGTCCATAGGCTCATCTTCTTCATCAGACTGATAAGCCATCTTTGCAGCCATCAAAAGATTCATTGCTTCATCAATCGCAGAAACCATACCCTCGTTCCTGTAACTGTTTTCATCTGTCATAACGGCTTCAACTTATCAACGCCAGTCGTAACAAGTTTTCCGCCTTGTGCCTGTGTCGGACTGTAAAAAACATCACCACCGATGTAAGGTTCTTTGTTCTCTTGTTGTCTTGCTTCGTTTGGTGACAGTGTTCCAGATTCAATCTGTATGCGCTGTGCGTTTACCCGTGTTGTCAAGTCTGCACGCTGAAACTCATCTGCATTGAATCTTACTTTTTGTGTTACAGGAAGCATCTCGCTGATCGCATCTTCAATCCTGCGCATCCAAGGAAGAAGGGTGTAACGCACAAAGTTGATTCCAGCCATTTCAACATTTTGATAAGTTTGTGAATCACCGCCACTGCCAACAATCAAATGCAATGGAATGCGATAAGCGCGTGCGATATCCCTGATGATTGATTCACGATGTTCAATCATTTGCATGTCTGCTGCGCTTGTTGTGATTGAACGCCACTTCAATCCATTTGTTAAAACGGCAGGCCTACGCCTTTTATGGTGCGCATCTTCCCAAGAGTCACGCAGTATAGAAGCCTGTTCAGGTGTCAAGGATGAATCTGATTCAAGTACGGAAGAAGGTGTTGCACCCTCTCCGTAAAATTGTGCCAAGAACCTATCCATAGCAATGCCCATGCCGATTGTGTTGCGCTGTACTTCTAAAGGTGACAAACCTTTCTTCTGGTTAGGGAAGATAACCCAATGCAGAGCGCGAACTTCATTTAACGAATATTTCTCATTACCAATTTGATATGCCATCTCACCAGTATCGGTTTGCATCAAACCCTTCACCTGTAGCGGATGAATGTTGCGCATCTCTGCAGGTAGTTCACCTGCGTTGCTAGGTGCCCAAATATATGCAGAGCCATGTAAAGCCATCATGCAAACAAGTTGGTGTATAAATTCAAATGTCGTTTGTGTTTCGTTTGGCTTGATCAAAACAGAAGGTGTAGGTAACTTTTCTGTTCTTCCACCCTTGTCCGTCATCAACTCCAAAGGCATCACAGCAATACAGTCTGCGAGAATCGTTACTGCAGCCATCACCGCCGAAGAAGCAAAAGCATTTGTTTCATTAACAATTTCACCGCTGTAATTTGCAAAGTATGGGCGTGAAGTAATTTGATAGGGGTCAATAGATGTTGAAAGAGCGCGCTGCTCAGTTTTTCGCCAAATACTCACGCTAAGAAACCACCTGTCATTATCAATAGAACCCCCAAAACAATAACACCAATCGGAATAGAAAAAGAACCTATGCCGAGAACGACAAAGAAGCCACCAAGAACTTCTAAAGCGGTTGTAACTACCTTGCGGTTCAATAACTTTTTCATATCCCTCATTCCCAAATATTCAATATGTTGGGTGTTGTGTCTGGAGGTGGTCTTCTAGTTGCGCGATCTACTGCCATCACCATAGCAATACACGCATCTATTTTGCGTCTGCTTTTGTTTTTACTTAAACGCCATCCGTTATCTGTGATGCGTTGTGCAGCAGAAAGCACATGATCAGTGAGGGTTAGTGACCCGTCATGCCATACGCGTCTTTGCGCAATCATCTCATAGGCGTGTCCGCAGGCAGGAACCATCCTTTGTCCACTTTGTGGAAATTCAACCATCATCAAACCGTCATCAAGTAATGCTTCTGCGCTTCTTTGAAAGTATGCAGGGTCATAAGCAAACTCTTTGACTTGATACTTGTAGTGCAGTTCACGCAAATAGGCTTCCACTTCAGCAACATCAACACCTTCTTCAGTTGTGTTCCATACCTGTGCACGCACAACAACATTCTCGCCCTGTGGCTGCGCAACAACAACCGCAACAGAGTCATGCTTCAATGCCATGTCAATACCGACCCAGACAGGCAGGCTCTCTTCTAGGAGAGCGTTAGAAGTGCAAGCCTCCCATGCACCTACAGGCAACCAACTCTCCTGTGTGCGTACCCATTGGTTTAAACGCCACCTGCGGAACGCTGACTCTGCAGTTTGGATGGATGCCACAGAAAGGTCTTCAAGTGAAAGTAAGCCTTCAGCAAGATTTGGATTGGCCTTCCTCCATTCAAGCCTGTCTTGTATCTGGCAATCTTGCTGCGCTTCCCACCACCAAAACCCAAAACCATCATCTTCCACTTCGCCTGCAGCGCACCGTTTGCCATATGAATAAAGTTTTCCTGCAGGGGTATCAAGATCAAATCCTGCTGTAGTGATTGAAATAACCATCGGCTCTAACCGCGCACCGCTACCAAGAGTCATCTGATCATACAGTTCACTATCTCGTTGATTCCATAACTCATCAAAGAGCACCATTGAAGGGTTCAGTCCTGCTTGGCTTTTGAACTCACTAGATAGAACACGGAAGACAGAACCGAAAGCAGGCATCTCTAAAGCATCGCGATAAACCTTTGTGATCTCTGAAAGCATTGGGCTTTGTTGTACTTGTTGTTTGGCTTCGTTGAAGATGATTCGTGCCTGTTGCCTATCTCCTGCAACCGCATAAACTTCCGCACCTGCTTCACCTGCAATCATGCTGTAAACAGCAATCGTGCTACCCATCAATGATTTACCGTTCTTGCGTGGCAAACCAATCAATGCACGCCTGTAACGCAATCTTCCCTCATCTGTGCGCTCAAACAAAGAACGCAATAACCACTTCTGCCAATTTGTGAAGATGAGTGGATTGCCTGCCCTGAAGCCTTTTAGAACCGTAAAGTTTGCTTCTGCAAATGCAATCAGTTCATCTCCGTCTGTTTGCTTATATTTGCGTGGTACATAAAAGGTTGGTTCCCACTTTTTAGTTGGCTGCAGTCCTTTTGGCGTTGATGCGTTGTCTGATTTCGTGGAACTGATGTTGTTTGCCATCGTTTACTCCTAACGCTGCGCGATCAGAAGGCGCAAAACCAATTTGACCAAGTAGTGATGCAATCTGTTTATCCAAGTCACGCAAACCCCTTCTCTCACGCCAGTTGGCACTATTGATCATAACCTGATTGCGTAAATAAACGCGTTCATCTATTGCTTCGCACGCCATCAATACAAGTTCTGAATCCATCTCTGGCTTCAACCAACTCGCGCCTGATGTCCATACAGCATCCCACATTCTTTTACCAAAGTTTGTAGCGAGAGGGCGATGTGGTTCTGGTATGTCATAAACTGGCAGTAGATAAACATCTGCGTTCCTTTGAGGCAGTTTTCTTTTACCTAAATTTCCTAGACGCTGCTTCTGCTCTATCGGTTTGGCCTTACGCCCACTTCCCTTACCGCCCATGCCCATAACCTTCCGTGATGATTCCCGAAATCCAGTTAATTCGCGGTTTTGCGCGTTCTCCTCCGCGGC